CCCGCGCTCGTGCCCGCGCTCGTGCCCGCGCTCGTGCTTGGTCTCTGGCTCTGGCCACGGTGATGAAGACTCAGGCTAATGCGAGCACGTTCTAATGACGGACCGGGTTAATGCGAGCACGTTCTAATGACGGACCGGGTTAATGCAACGAACCGGGTGGGGCGGGGACGGGTACTGTAATAGGTCGCCACGAATCCGAGAATAAAAATCAGTCACTTTTTATACTAATTTAAGAAACCAGTTAATAGGTAATATAGCCATGGCAAAGCAGACCCCAAAATGTTCTATAATGTCATCTAGAAGTGGCAGAACAGCTCGTAGAAGACCGATTATCGCAAGGTTATATTTGGCTGGTTCTTCGGCCGCCGATATCCACAGGCAGCTAATGGTCATTGACGGTGGGCAGCATAGCTGTGGGTTCAGTACGGTGTGCAGGGATATCAAGCTTCTTGAAGCGGCTTGGGTAGAGGAGTTAATTACTAGCCCTACTCAGGCTAGAGCCGCTATGCTAGCTAGCATAAATTCTGCGGAATCAGCCTGCTGGCGTAATTTTGAGACCAGCACGGATGATAGGCGGCTTTGGTTAACGGAACTTCGTGGCTGGCATGAGCGGAAGTCTAAGCTGCTCGGCTTGGATGCGCCACTTCGCCAGGATGTTCAGTTAGCCAGTACAGTCAGCTTCGTGGTAGGGGTTGGGTATCTACTCGATGACACCACACCGGTAATCGAGGGCAGCATTGGTGCTAGTGGTACTGATACAATAGATGGTAGCTAGCTAGTAGGTGGCAGGTCGAAAGCAGACCCCCAAATGCCCCATATGTGGTAGTCGCATAGTCTGGTTACAGAGTACTGGTGAGCCTTGGCGTGGCTGTCACGATTGGGTTGTCTGCGATTATGTAGAGATGTCCAGGGGCGCAGAGCCCTCACTGTTACCTAATATTCCAAAGACTAGTATCCAAATGAATTTAGGATTATAAATATAATGCCAAAGCATGGAACTAAAGCCAAGCCCCACGGTAACCTACCTGACCCCAAGAAAATGAAAGCCAGCAAGAAAGGAAAGGATGCCGCTAAAAAAAGGTGTTAGCCCTGGAATAATACGGGAGAATATAAAAGAGCTCCTAAAATCTGGGAAGAAAAAACCGGCCGCTATAGCTGCGGCTATGCGAACAGCGGGAAAGCGCAAGGGGAAAGGGTAGCTTGGAAACAATCGCTGAAATTCTTGAAGCCGTCCGTCAGAATCGTGATGATCATGATGAGCTTTATGAAAGGATGGAGGCTGATTTTGATCTGTTAGCCCTTGTGCCCTATGAGGCGGAGAATAAGGGGTACGAGTCCTACACTAGCAGTGCGCCCCGTAACTACTTCGACAAGGTATCTGACGGGCTCAATCGGGCTCAGATGACCATACAGATCAAGTTGTCGGAGGAGGCGACGGAGGAGCAGAGGCGGGCTGCTTCGACAGGGGAGTTGTATTTATTTGGGGCGTTGAACGCTATTGACCGTAGGCTGCGGAAACGAGGGGAGCCGCCTCTACGGGAGATACTGGGGTTCCATATTAATTGCCGGGGCTGGTATGGGCTCAGGGCTTTGGTATATGTGCCCCAGGGCGAGAAGGATACTGTGTTCGATGTGGTGCCCTGGGATATCATGCACACATCGTGGGAGCAGGGGCCACAGGGGTTGTTGTGGGCCGCCTTCCAGTATGAGGCTACCAGGACACAGATAGAGGCTGCCTACCCTGGGGCGACTATTACGTCCAAGATGGCGATGGTAACGGATTTCTGGGACAAGGAAGCTAACGGGGTTATTATCGGTAATGACCAGTGGGGGAAGCCGTTAGCGGCGCATAATATAGGTCATGTCCCGGCGCTTATTGGTAGGGTGGGCTCCATGCCATCTATAATCCGAAAGGATAATTCCGAGACTACTATAGCTTTGCAGGGGGATTCGGTCTGGACTTCCAGCCGTGGGTTATACAGCCCCCAGAATAAGTATGTGTCGTGGGTTATGGACATGGCCAAGAGGTCGGTAGCCGGGTCGTTAGTGCATGAATCCCGGGACGGGACCAAGGCGTTGTCAGGGGACCCTTATCAGTCTTTCCAGGAAATACAATTATCAACGGACGCGGGAGAGAAGATATACCCGCTGGCGTTGCCTAGCGCCCCGCCGGAAATGGCGGCCGTGATGCAAATCATAGATGGGGACCTACAGCGTAGCACCCTCCCTGACCCGATATCTTACGGCGGGGTCAAAGACCCGATGTCTGGGGTTGCGCTTAGCATCTTGAATGACAATACCAGGTCGGTATACAGCCCAGGGACCGGGGCTGAGGCCAGAATATATACCTGGCTGTGTGAAGAGCTACTTCACCAATTTGCTCAAAAGGGAATGAAGACTACCGAGCTGAGTGGGTTTAATCCCAAAGAGGAATTTTTTACTGTCAAGGTAAAGCCCAAGGATATAAACAAGGCGTGGTATGTAGATGTTCGGGTAGAGCCCCGGCTGCCTCGGGACCGGGACCAGGAGATTGGTCAGGCTTTGAGAGCTACGACTAAGCGGGGGCCTGAAGATATCCCATTGATGTCCAAGGCGACGGCACGGGAAGAATACATGAGGCTCAGGGACCCAGATGCTGAGGCGGATAAGGTCTTGGCTGAGATGGGTGAGGGCTTGCCGCCAATACAGATAGCTAATATCGCGGCGGCTTTGAAGCGCCGGGGGAAAGAGGAATTAGCTGAACAGGTATTGGTACTACTCTCGGGTCCTGGAGGAATGGGCGGAGGCCCAGGTGGCCCGCCAATGGGTGGCCCGCCGCCAGGTGGTCCTATGCCAGGAGGGGGCCCACCAGGAGCCCCACCCCCGCCAAGTGGACAAGTCCCGCCAGCGATGCTCGAAGCGGTTATCCAGGCTCTTGTGACTTCAGGGCAGGAGGGGCTCGCGAACGCGCTCCTTGAGGCTCTGGAGAGCGGCGGAGAGGTCCCACCAGAACTTATCGACGCAGTCTTGCAGGCTCTGTTAAGCGCCGGGCAGGAAGAACTGGCCGAGGCGCTCTTTGAAGCTCTGGGCGGGGCGGCGCTGGTTCCGCCAGGCCCACCAACGGGGCCACCGCCTGGCCCGCCTCCAATGGGTCCACCACCAGGCCCACCACCAGGCCCACCACCAGGCCCACCACCAGGAGGCCCACCCATGGGGCCGCCGCCGGTTGGTATGCCTATGGGGCCACCACCAGGGCCACCAATGGGCCCTCCAATAGGCGGGCCAGGACTAGGGTAAGGCTTAATGACAACTTCAGCAGTTAAGATCATTTGGAACCCAATCAATGAGCCACAGGCCGAGTTTTCCCGTAGTCAAGCCCCTGGCCTCCTCTTTTCTGGTGCTTTTGGTTCTGGCAAAACCGTCGCGTTATGTGCCAAGTCTCTACAGCTATCGCTAGATTACCCAGGGAATTTTGGGCTTATCTGCCGAAAGACCCGGGCGTCGATGACCCATACTACCTTGAGAACCTTTTTCGATAAGGTCTGCCCGCAAGAACTAATTACGTCATATAACAAGACCGAGGGAATAGTTACCTTCCGTAACGGCTCGGCCATTATATTTGGCGGTCTTGATGACAGCTTAAAACTTGGGTCGTTAGAGCTTGGCTTCTGTGCCATTGATGAAGCTATAGAGGCTGAGGAACTAGACTGGCAAATGCTTGAAGGTAGGTTGCGGCTTCCTGGGGTGCCTCACCAAATCTTCGCGGCTACGAACCCAGGGCCGCCAAGTCACTTCCTGCACCGGCTATTCTTTGAAGGAGCCAGGCGCGGATATGAAGCGTATCAAGCTGGTACGCATGATAATCCAACATTGCCAAAAGACTATGTTGATAGGCTCCGATCCTATACTGGCGTATATTATGAGCGGTACGTTCTTGGTCGGTGGACAGGTATGGAGGGGCTAGTATATAGCTCTTTTAATGAGCAGCATTGTCGGATTCCACGCTTTGAGATCCCGGAAAACTGGCTCTATTACTCTGGGCACGACTTCGGTGGAGCTAATCCAGCGGCTATCTTCTACGCTGCGGATAAAGACACCGGCATTTTCTATGCTTGGCAAGAGTATCTGCCAGGTGGCGGCCGCAGTATCTATGAGCACGTTCAGGAATTCAAGCGGATTACCGCTGGGAAGAATGTTATCAAGAGGGCTGGTGGCAGTCATCAAGAGGACGAGATACGCCAGGGCTACACTGCCCAGGGGTGGCCAATAGTTGAGCCTGTTATGTCGAACTCAGTGTCTGCTGGAGTTCAGCGAGTATTCGGGATGCACTCGGATAATAAAATATATGTGTTCGATGACTTGACCCACTACCTACGGGAAAAGTTGTCGTACTCATACTCCAAGCAAGATGGACTAACTACTGATGTGATTGAACACAAGAATAGATTCCACCTGATGGATGCGGAGCGGTCCATTCTGTCGGGGTTTACGCCCATGACGGATACAGCGACAAGCAAGACGAAAATTCATAAGCTCGGGGTATTGAGATAATGGCTGTTACCAGTCCCTATGGTATTGACCCCTTCGACCTAAATCCTGAAGAAATAGAATTTCTGAAAGAGCATAATGTTCGGGTCTTGCCACCTCGTGCTGATACGGGAAAATCGCAGGTATATGACTATGACGAATGGTCCCACTTCCTGACGGGCGGAACCCGGACCACTAGAGAACGTCAGGGAGAGCTCCAGAAACGAAGTACTGCGGAAATAGTTGCAGATAAGGATGTTATATTCAACACCCAGGAGCTTGGCGCCCGGGAAAAGAGACAAGAGCTAGCTAAGAATATTGGCAGGGATTATGCCACGGGCATAATAAATCTGGGCGAGGCATATGGTAAGTTAGGGCAGGCCGCCGCAGGAAGGTTGCTAGGAGAGGTTGCTAGCAACTTTTTAAGAAAGGCGGCAGGGATATCTACCAGTCGAAACCCCATTACGGGGCGGTATGTTGAGCTGCCCGAGAGAGTCTCACAAGTTTCGGCGGACATAAAGGGGCAAAGAGATCAGCTGGAAGGCGCCCAGGGTACGGCTGGGAGGGGCCCCTCGTACAAGATGGAAAAACGCCCGATATGGAATCTATTCTTTACGGGGGCGGACAGGGTAAAGAGAGAAGTTGGGCACACCAGTGACGAGAGGTTAAAGAATAACTATCTCGAAACAGCGGGCTGGACTGCAGAACTTGTAGATTCGGATGAGGCTCCCCAGGACAAGGCGAAACCTACTGGCACGGGTGATGACGCGGATGGTGGCACGGGTGGTGGTAGGGGTGATGGTAGGGGTGATGGCGCGGGTGACTGGGACGAGGGTATTACTCTTCAGGAGAAACTTGAACTCTATTACAGTATTTACGATGACTATTGGGTTAACGAGAAATACCGAGACCTTGTTCGCGGCGGTATAGACAAGCAAGCGGTTCTGAATAGGCTACTAGTCCTATTTCCTAAGATGACTTACAGGGACGCGCTAGGTGTCTGGCCGGAGGTTCACGAAATATTATTGGAGCACCCGGACGCAGTACAGGAGGGGGATGAGCTGGACCCCACCGCGGAGTCATTTCCTGGGTATCCAGGCACACGAGATGAGGGGCTGGGGCGGTTTACCCAATACTTGCAAGCTCGGAATCTTGGAGCGACTGGCGGGGGTGCGTTAGGAGCTTATAGGAGAGGGCTATTCCCTAGCTATGAGACCCAGTTTCAGTTGAAGAATCTATTTAGCCCATTATTTGCCGTCGGAGAAGAAGGGGACGAGGAGATTGCCACCGTTGGAGAAGAGCCTGATCTCGGAATGAGCTTTGCCCAATACTTGAGGAAGTATAATCCTCGCGCCCTTGCTTCTGAAACCCGCAGTCAGGCTAGAGATTTGCTAAATCGTGTCATTGCGGCAGGCGGTGAAGCCAGGCAACAAGTGGGGCTCGGGTTTGGGAATGTCTTTGATCAGTTCGGGAACTTTAGGAGGAATGATCCTTCTGGGACCTCGCCATGGGGTGGCAGGACCTCTGATCAGGACCAGAGGCGACTCATATTCAGTGGGTTGGCGGATCAATTTGGAGAGCAGGGAGCGCGGCATATTTCTAGTAGGCTGGGCGTCGAGCGGGGCATATACGACCAGCTTAGGGCAAGAGGCCCGCTAGCTGGGTCAGATAGCTTCCTCGACTGGCTCCAACAGAAATACAATATTAGGTAGCCCTTGGCTAATAGGAGGATTAAATGACAACACGGTTTGAGCCGTATGGTCGCTTAACGCAATATCTACAAAGCCGTGGGCTTCCGGCGGCAGGAGGCGGCCCTGCTGGAACTTATGCCAGAAATTTGTTCAAGCCTTACGAATCTCTTTTCAACCTAGAAGAGAGGTTTAGCCCGGTAACTGGAGCTGGGCCAGGAACCTTTTCCGATTATTTGGGGAGAATGGACCCTGGTGCTGCAACTCGGAGCGGGGCAGAAGATTTACTGGGCCGCCTATATGACGCAGGGGCCGAGAAACGAGAGGCAACTGGCCTGGGCTTTGGTGATTTATTTGGCGAGGGTGGTGTACCGATAGGCGGAAGTGTCCCAGCTCAAGCGCAGGCAGACCTGATGAACCTAGCCCTCAGGAGACAGTTTGGGCGACTTGGGGCACAGCATATTGCTGGACGCCTTGGAACCGAGCGAGGTATATTCTCCCAGCAACAAGCCCAGGCCGCGGAACTGGATCGGGGCTGGGGTAGTCGGCCTAATAACTTCCTGGATTATCTCCGAGAGAAGTACAACATTAACCCCAGAATGGCGGAGGAGTAGCTGATGCCTTCTCATGGACCACCTGGTGATCCCCATAAGTTATTATCTACCAATCCTTGGCGCGATTTCGTAGAGGATGACCCGGATATCGCTTATCCGGCACTGCGGCCTCGGAGCGGCTCGCCCTCCTTCCTGGACTACTGGATGAGACGGGGCGGGCAAGTACGGCAAGACTACCTGGGCAAACTAGGACAAATGGCTTTACGGGGGCAAGCTCCTAACCTTGAGTATACGGATTACTTGAGCAAATACCCATTTATGCGCCAGTACGCGGAGTTGGGCCCACAGGAACGGGGTATTGATACCCGTCGGTATGCTCCGAGTTTGAGGTGGAGGGCCTAGTCTATGACAACTCCTTACGACAAGATAGCCGATAAATTTATTACTACGGATGAAGAACTAGATGGATTGCCTATCCGTAGGGATGCGGCTCAACGACAGAAGGAGGAGGAGCGCCTTCGTAAAGAGTCCTTTGAAGCTCAGTTTCTCCCTAGACCAGGACCTAAATCAGTGACTAGGGGTCCTGGCAGGAAAGGACCTCTAGGTCCTAACCTAGACCAGATAATTGCTACTCCGCAGCCAGCATTGCCTCCTGAGCGTTTTAAGCTAGCTCCAGAGCTTTCTGAGGAGAGAACTCCAGCCGAGCAACTAGCCTTTGACGTCCTCGCTTCCGAGGTGGGGACGATATCCCCCCAGGTCCCAATCGAACCGTTCTTTAGGATACCAAGGCGGTCTCCACCATTTGACTCCTTACGGGAATTACCGGATTTAGTTAAGATCGTGGATCTTCTGCCAGGTCTACTTAGCGAAGGTGCCAATCTAATTGGCTTAGGGGAAGAAAATAGATTGATGCGGCCGCTAGAGCGCCCAGGGGAAGGCTTCTTACAAAGCGTTGTAGAGAGGCAACGAGGCCGTCCTGGGCTGATTCAGTTTATTACTGGGCTCGCAACGGATATCCCCTTTGGAGGTATGGGGTTGGCAACAAGGGGAATTCGTGGGCTTGCGGGGGGTGGCTTGCGGGGGGCGCAAAGGGCGCTGAAAGAGGCAGCGCAACGGAGCAAGACACAAGTGGCGGACCAACTAGGCGAGATAGAGGCAGATATGGCCCAGCACTTAAAGTTCCTGTCCGTGCGTCGCCCTGGAGAGGAACCGGGGGCTGGTATTGCCCCACTCATCCAGCGTGGCGTGGAGGGCGTGAAGGCTTTTCTCAGAGACGAGGGGGGCAGCCTCCAATGGTACCAGGGGTCTAGAGTGCCCAAGGAGATGATAGATAGTATCAATAGCCGGAATGTTGAGCTGGATGCCCTGTTAGGTATGAGGGGAATTCGTGGGCTTGCTCGGAGTCAAGCATACCGTAGGCGAGGTAAAGCAAGGGCAGATCTTTTTATAGCTGCACAAATTCAGTCTTTTGGTGATGAGCTTATCGATATATCAAAGGCTGTCGAGGGAGAGCTAGCAAATGTAGCGGCTGAACTGAGTGCCAGGAGTACACGATATCATGCAGCTAGAAAGTCTTTGTACCCAGTGCCGGAAGCAGAAGGAGGATGGCACAGTGACCAGTTAGACGAGTACGCGACGAGTTTGGATAATTTTATAGAAGAGTTCCGTCTTGCCCGGGCAGGGGGTGAAATCCCCACGGCGCCGGGAGTGTCGGTAGGGCGATTAGATGCACCTCCGTCCAGGGAAGCCCTGCCGGACCCAACCATCCCTGACGCCGATCCTGTGATGCCTCCTGCCTTAGGCAAACCTAAGCCTGCTTACAGTCTAGGTCAATATAGGCACTATAACCCAAAGTTCGACAGTGATGTTGATTTATCCCTATATATGGTTAGCTCTAAGAATCGGCAAACTAGGCTGAGTGATCTAGGGCAGAGTGACCCACAGCTGGACTGGCTGAAAGCTATTACCGGCAAATCTTCCTTAGAATTGCTCGATGAAGCACAGGCAGTTAGATTTAAGATGAGAGAGGTTGCTGATCAGTCGGATCCCGGAATAATCATTATTCCTAAAACGAACAGACTGGATTTCATAGCCCCGGGAGCAGTCCCTGGGCCGGGGAGGGGGTATTCAGAGGTTCTTAGAAGTGAAGACGATATTCTCCGTGAAACAACCGATGTGTCTACCCAGATGGAGTGGGCGGAGGGAGCGGATCTCAGGCGATTACAATTAAGAGCGAAGAGTTTAGACGAAGAGTTAGATGAAGTGCGCCGAGCGAAAATGCCAGGCCCTGAACGAAGGGAAGTAGTCGATGTTCTGATGGGCCTCGACCGCATCCTGGTAAACCGAGAAGCGGAGATGGCGCCGATTAGCGAACACATAGTTCGCTTAAGAGAGAGGATGCTGGCTGTTGGCGGGGACTATCCAATTATGGAACCTCAGATAAGGTCTGGCCAGGAAGGAGCTATTAGTGTTCACACAGCGGGGTGGGGTCCTGAGCGTATGGCCAAGTATGGGCTTGTGCCTGCACCTGACATTTATATGCCCTTTGCGACTGCCTACCGCCCGATAGGGGGATTTATTGAGGGGGGAGCCCAGGTTCAATTACCACCTCCTACCGCTGGAGTTGGCAGGGTGGCCGAGGGAGAGTCGGCAGAGGATCTCCGTGCCAGGTTGCTCGCTGCTCGCTCTGCGGGAGAGCCGGGCCAAGTACCGATCCCCCCTCCTGATGCCGCGGAGAAGGCTCGGCGGGCCAGAGCGGCAGATGATTTCGCACAACAAGGTGATGTAGCCAGCCCAGAGGCTATTGCTAGCCAAGAGGAGGCGTGGAAGTCAATTAATCAGGGAAGGGGCGGGAGTGATGACCCCCCAATAAATGCTCCTACGGGGCCGCCTACAGGGACTGATGAAGGCCCCGGCCTTCCCGAGTTTTCTGGGAGCTTCGATAAAATTCTCCAAATAGCCATCAAGCCGGATGTGTGGCGGCGGATTAGTAACCTACCTATACTACGACACTTTCAGGGTGGGCTCAATCCCGCAGCGGTAGCTGATGACCCAGCCAAGCAGGCACTTGTCAGCAGGGCAGTTCATACATTTGAAGGAAAGCAGTTAACCCAGGTGGCGCTCGCTCGGGTCAATGCCATTGGTTCTCAAAGGGAAGTGTTCGGAATGACTACCCCAGAGGGACTGCTTAGAGGTGGCCCGCTCAGACCTCTACTGCCACGCGGGGAACGGTTGCCTGCCGGGCTGAAAGGGCTTACGGTCAATACTATACGGAGTAATCCTGACAAATACGCTCGGCATACTACCCCGAGGATGAAAGAATGGATTGCGGCTATGCAGGAAGTCGAGAAGAAGAAGCTGGTCTACCTACGAGCTAACGGTATAGAGATACACGAACTCCAATTTGCAGAGGGTGGAGTATACGCTGGCCGAAGGGTTTGGGGCAAGATATCCCGAGATAATGAAACCCTTGATATTGCTCATGTGGAGCCGCTTCCCCTGGGCACTGGTCCAGCGGCTCCTGGGAGCTTATTGGCTCAGGAAAAGAAGCGGATATACGCTACAACTCAGGCCGCTATTGAGGACGGATTTCGTTACCTACCGGAGGACGAGGCTTTATTCCTGAATGTGCAGGGAGCTTATAGCAAAGTAGCTGATAAGCGTATGACAGACTGGTTTCTAACCAAAGTTGAGTGGCGCACGGATGTTCTTCCAGAAGGACGAGTGTTAGCAGCGGCAGCAGCCAAGTTAAAAATGGAAAATGCTGATAGGTTGGTTGTGCTAATAGGGAGGGCAAAAAGGGGGGAGCCGGTGCATCCGTTAGATATTAATCCGATCAGAGATGCTTTCCCTGAGCAAGCTAACGACTTAGAAAGTCTAATACCAGCGCTTCAACCACAAGATAGTCCAGCATGGACAGCCTTGGAACAGGAAGCTCGGAGAATTTCGTTAAGGGCCAAGGCGAACAACACTCGTATTGCCAGGGAGATAAAGTCCGAAGAGAGCGCCCTTAAAGGAGCAGGGGTTACAGAGGGCGAAATACGCAAAGTGCCAGCCTTTAGTGGGAAGATTCTAACTGGCCCTGGTGCTAGAAAGATGGCGAAATTCCTTGACGAGCAGCTTGATCCGGATCTCAGACATCTGTTGACGCAATACGGCCCAGTGAGGGGTGCAGTTTACTGGAATTCCGTGCGTAGATACTTCACCCTGGCAGGCGACCTTAGTGGCCCGGGAATCCAGCTATTATATCTAGCTGGGGGTGATCCGGTAACCTACGGGAAAGCACTGAATGGGATGATGCGGTCTGTTTTTGACACTCGGTTTCAAACCAGCTATTTAGCTCGGCCAGAGAATTCAGCTATTGTTGAGAAGTATCCTGGTTTACTATTAACCAGGGGTGGGCAAACCGACATTACTGAAGCTCTCGGGAGGGGTGGATTCCTCCGTAAAAAATTCTTGAAAGTGCCCGTTGGGATGATAGCACCCTTCCAACGGGGGTTTGAAGGTGCCTTGGATGTGGCCGGTATTGAAATGGCCAAGTCCCTTGATCATATGGCGAAAACGCCACAGGAGATGGCTGACCTCGCTCAATTTATTAACAAGTTTAGAGGCGTTACCTCTAGTGCCAGGCTGGGAGTTAGTGCGAATGCAAGGATGATCGAATCTTCTGTCCTCTTGGCCCCCCGTTATAATAGGGCGATAGCTGCATTATTATTTGATACGATTCGCGGCGGGATCAGAGGGAAGTTAGCTCGGCGTAAGTTAGGTCAGGGAATTATGTCTCTTGGCATCATGGCTATGGCTGTCTCCTACGCTAACGGGGATACCTGGGATGAAATGGTAGAACATATTACGCCTGGTAATCCCAAATTCTTCACCTGGGAAGCGTCCGGCCAAAGTATAGGGCCAGGGGGTAAGATACGGAGCCTGATTGGCCTGATTACCAGAATTTGGGATAAGCCTGAGTCCTTGGAGCTTGAGGAGGGCTGGGACTGGTTGACCAGAAATCCGTTGTTCAAATTCGCACGCGCCCAGGCTTCACCAGTGATTACTGATGGCATGGATGTTCTTTCAGGCCAAGATTACATGGGAGACTCCACCAGGGATGGTTTCTTGAACATCACGGAAAACGTGGTGAAGAGGTTTATGTATATTTGGCTTCAGTCAGTAGCCTTCGAGGGCGGAGATTTCATAGACCGGATGACCCGAGGCGCTTCTGAGTTCGCAGGGGGGAGGGGTTACCCGATCAAGTCTGTCTGGAAGATGCGCGCGGAGTGGCGTAGTGACTTTGAGCCCTACAATGAGATATCAACTGATCCAGACGAGAGGGAGGCTAAGGGGCAGCCTATGACCATGAGGGAGCAGATAGCAGCAAAGACCAAAGCCAGGATTAAATATCGCCAAAGCCATCCTGATATTGACGCCAAGCTATTCCTCACTAATAAGGTTACGTCTCTAAAGAGTCAAAAAGCTAAAATCGAAGCCAGGGCGTTGCTTGAGGAGCATAATTTCTTTGCATACGATATTGATCCAGAGATTGTGCAGGAATTCAAAGATGAATTAGGCGAGAAATATATTACGGACTTGCAAAAACAACAGCAGGCAGCAGGCGCTGGGAGGCCTAAACGACCCTGGAAGTGGGACCCTGGTAAGCGTGTTGATGAGAGGGTTATACCCGAGACTCAGCGGGCGCTAGTGAAGGGTGCGGAGCCCTTGGACGAGACGATATTTCTCTTCGCTCATGATGCTGATAATCGTCGGGCTTGGACGGACCCGGCCCTGAGGCGGAAGATGGAAGCGCGGGTACGGGGCGAGGGCAGGTCTAATCCTCTCACAAAGTGGGAATGGGAGCGGCTGGAGGACTTGCATAAGGAATCGGTTGAGCGTGGTGATGATCGTTCCTTAATGACTTGGATGCAAGAGGAGTTAAAGAAGAGTGGGAGGGGGCGACCACCGGGGGCCGTCTCCCCCTCACGGGTGAAGGAATATATTGAAGGTCCAAGTTTTTTGGATAAAATCAAAGATCTGGTAGGCGCTGGAGCGCCGTAAGGGATATGATACAATTTTATTGGAGCCTATTGTAGGAGGTATTAAGTCATGACCCAGGAGCGTGAGCCTCAACCTCAAGACGCTGTCCTGGAAGGATTGGAGCTGGATGGGGCCTATCAGAGTCCTCAAGCCGAGTCCGAGCCGGAGGGGCATCAACAGGGGGCGGAGCAGCAGAGTGGACGAACCTACACTCAGGCGGAATGGTCGGCACGGGAATCTGCGAAGGATAAAGAAATCTCCGAAACCCGTCGCCAACTCTTAGCCCTTGCTCAGCAAGTAGAGCAGGACAGAGTCGAGCAAATAGAGCTAGGCTACAGAGCCGCTGATGCTAGAGCTGTGGATGACGGCGAGATTACCCAATCGGAAGCAGCCCAGCGCCAGCAGCTCAGGTACTCGGATGCCAGGGACCAGGCTACACGAACCAGGGAACGGACCGCTCACCAGCAAATGATGGTTGAAGGAGAGGCCTGGGCTAGGTTTCGTGTAGCTGAAGAACTGGCCAAGCAGTTTGGTGTAGACGCCAAGGTACTAACAGGGGACCAGTCACTACAGAGTGGGCCAGCGATGGAGATGAAGGCACGGGAGCTGGCCCTGGATAAACGGGAAGCAGAGTTAAAAGGAACCGAGACATACGATGCGGGTCAGCCGGGTGGCAGACCAGGAGTCGGTTTCGACTCCATGAGCCCAGAAGATAAGATCGGGTGGGCACTGGACCACCCCCCAAAGCCCCGCTAATAGGAGTTACGAATCATGGCAATGACCCTGGTCGAAGCAAGTAAATATTCCAACGATGTACTTCAGAAGGGTGTTGTGGAGTTACTGGTCAAGGACGACCCCATTCTGGAGAAACTACCCTTCAAGGATATCAAGGGCAATGGACTGACTTACAACGAGGAGACGACTCTTTCCGGGGCCCAGTTCTATGAGGTGGGAGACACCTGGGTTGAATCGACTTCTGCGGTAACGTCCAGGACGGTGGTTACTAAAATCCTGGGTGGCGACGCTGACGTTGATAACTTCCTGAAGGCTACTCGTAGTAACGAGCAGGACCTCATGAGGGAGCAGATAGCAGCAAAGACCAAAGCAATGAAGCGGGCTTACCTGGACGCCTTCTTCTATGGGTACTTCACTGGTGGCAACACCAAAGACTTTGACGGCCTGCAATACCTAATTCGCCGCACCACGTCAGGCTCGGAAAATGCGATTGCCGTTGCTACCTCGTCTGGCACCTCTCTGGCCTTGAGCCTGGAGCGGTGTGAGGCTGCCAAGGACCTTATCAAGCTCGAAGAGCCGCATATCGTGGTATGTAGTAAGTTGATGCGTAGAAGCATCAACAAGTACCTGAACGGCGTCGGTGGCATCACCAAGACGGATGTTCAGGGGAAGTCTGTCCAGACCCTCTTCGATGTTCCCATGGTGGTTACAGACCACATCAGAAACAACGAGTCGGCTGACCTACAGTACGGGACTAATGAAAGCTCAACGGCGGTCTATGGGCATAACTACGCTGACGGCGACGGAGATGATGACGATGGGGGAACCACCTTGTTCTTCCTCCGATTTGCCCCCGAGGCTTGCTGTGGTATCCAGTCTCTAGGCATTACCACTGACCGGATCGGCAACCTGGAGACCAAGGACGCGCAACGGGTAAGAATCAAGTGGTATCCCGGTCTCATGTTCCAGAATCTCGTAAGTTGCTCCAAGGTAACTGGTGCCGATGCCAACGGCACGGTAACCGCCTAAATATCTGATAGGAGCAAAGGAGAAAAAATAATGGCATACACAGATTTTCGGGGATTAGCTACTATTTTGAGGAATGCGCCCCCGATTCGAGTCACTCTCACGGCAGATGCCAAGGTTGGCGACCTGCTCGACAAGGAATTTGCCCTCGCAGACGCCTCCGCAGGTGGAGGTGTAGCTCACTGGGTAGCCATGGAGGACGGGGACTCTGGAGAAGCTATTGAAGTATCGGAGTGGGTTGTGCTTAGAAAGCCTACGACCGTTGGCGCTGGAGGCGCAACGACTGTAGGAGATCACAGCGGAGCCCTGGGCGACACTCTGTTCCTCAGTACCACGGCTGGCGCCGCAGTAGAGGTAATCGACGGGGATGGCATCTATCAGATCGTCGGTCAGGTACTCTCTACAGAAGATGTCTATCTGCGGCCGAGGCATGGGATAGGGGACTACTATGAGGTTGCAGAGAAAGAGACTGCTGCCAAGACCTCCGACGAGAACGATGGTGGCAAGGTATTGGTCTGCACTGGTACGACTAACATTGTTGTCACCCTCCAGGCTACAGCCGTGGGCGACCATGTTATCGTCATCAATGGATCACAGGATGGAGACAAGCTGACCTCCATCAGCCCCAACGGCTCGGATAAGATTATCGGTTTGGACTTTGCCGGTACGGATGATAAGGACGCCCAGAATACCAAGGCAACCTCCAAGGCAGGAGACTACATGGAGCTAGTTGCTGACGGTGTTGCTGGCTGGTCCATTGTCTCTCACCGTGGAGTCTGGGCTGCTGAGTCGTAATCCATGGGCCCAGGTAGGTGAGGACTACCTGGGCCTATTCTCACATAGAGGATGAATATGGGCGCTGAATGGGCCACTATGGACACGGTTGGGACCGAGCGGGACCTACACGTTAAAGGGACCAGGCTACGAGGTGGCGGCAAGATTGATTTCTGGATGTTCGACCCGCCAGTGGTAAAGCCTTGCCGTGTTCGGTGTGGGATTTGCAAGCAGGGGATGGATGGGTATGCCCATTGCCCCAGATGCTTTCTGGGAAAACAAGTTGAACAGTGGCCTTATTAAGGCCCAACGCCCAAGATGATAGTAGCCGGAGCGACGTATGGAGACCATATCCTGGAGTGACCTCAAGAAACTTACCCTGGAATCTGTTAAGGCCGGTCAATGCCTCAAGGTAACAGGTGACGGGGAGGTAGCTTTTTACACGGTGATAAACCCGCAGCAGGCTATGAGAGATCGGGTTGAGTCTATATGTAGCCAAATTGATGCGAGTCGTTACTTCAAGAAGCCAGAGCCTATCTTGAGCGCCGATGACTAATACCCTCTACACACTGAGGCAGCAGTTGGCCCGTTTGATGGGAGAAACCATCTTGGGAGTGCCTTCAGTTTCACCAGCTCGGTTACAAACTGATTCCTTCGGAGTCCCAGCGCTCGCTGTTTATGAGGATGATTACTTTCTCGATTGGCAGGGGCGTTTCTACGAGGGGACCCATAAAGGAACCAATTTCGTAGTCACCGCCTCGACCGCAGAAAATGGAGTCCTGACCTTTGCCCCGGCCCTCTCTGAGGCTGTGGTGGTTGGAGACTTATTCGAGATATACCAGGAGTTCACCCCAGAGGAACTCAACGATGCGATCAATCTGGCGATTTCTATGGTTGAAGACACGGCGTTGGAAGACGCAGTAGATGAAAGCCTGGAGGCAGTCGCTAGCACTTATGAATACGCGGTCCCAACAGGGATCGCGTATATCGAGCAGATTTTTCAAGAGGAAGGAACTGCCAACCGGTATGGCCCGGCTGATAACTTGAGAGTTGGACGACACTGGCGAATGTTGCGGGGACCTACTCCAAAGATATGGTTTGACCCTAACTATGTGAGCCTGACCGCTGGGCGTAATCTTAGGCTGGTTGGACAGAAGAGGCCCAGTGAGCTGTCCTTGGATGCAGATATATCTAAGATTGATAAAGCCTACATTATTTACCAGGCTAAAGCGCTGATGCACCAGTCGCGGATTCGAGGACGAGGGGCAGACTTTGAGGAACACAATGCCCAGATGGTAGTCGCGCAAGGAATGGCTGACCGGGAGAAGGGGCGACTAGCTGTCCCTGGCAGAGGGCAGAAGGTGAGCTTTTAATTATGACTACTAGCGTACACCGGCCCAATGAAATTAGTCTCTTCGGCACTTACTACCCGATTGTCGGAACGGTTAACCCGCTTTTGGCATCTCAGTTCGCCCCCAAGCAGACAGTAGGGGATTACACCAAGGACTCGGAGGAGATTGGCTCCACCTGGATAATCTCAGATCAACGTGGCGGTATCGGGATCAAGGACATGGAGGAGTACGACAAGGAGGGCAAGCTAAAGGATGTTGACCGGTGCTGGTGGAGCACCAGTTGGCTTGGGACCAAGGGTCATCTGGTACTGCCGGTGCTGGTGACTGATACAGGGAATGACACCTCCGCTGACCCAGCAATGCTAATAGAATATGATAATACTATGTATTGCGCGTTTGGGACCAGTGTTAGGAAATGGGCCGAAGGAACCTCCACATGGGGGTCGAATCTGAACACGCTGATAGCTGTCCCAACCGACGCTATTGTCTACAAAGGCAAGCTATACTTTGCCTCCGACACCGACTTTGAGCGGTTTGACGGATCGTCCTGGACTGACGGGGCAACCCTGGGGACTGCTCAGAAATCCAGGTATTTCGTTGAGTGGGACGAGAAGCTCTTCAGTCTCGATAACACTGGGCAACTGGACTACTCGGTTGATGAAGGCGTGACCTGGATAACGAGCGCTCTTTCAAGCCTCCCGGACGGGACGTTCACCTCGTTATTCAAAGGGCGGGACGCCAGTGACACTATCATCATTTACCTTGGCACCAAGCAGGGACTCTTCGCTCTGAACTTCGCTGACTCCAAGTGGGTTGAGACGGACCTGAAGCTGCCTTTCCATGATTATGCCTGTCAGGGCGCAGACTCCTGGCGGGCTGCTGGTTACATCCCGTCTGGCATGGCGTTGTATGAGCATAAGCCTCCTGATGTAAACTTTGTGGGGCTGGACCGTGACTACGGCACTCCGGTCGATTATCAGGGGAGCATAGTCAAGATACTGCCAGGGCATAACGCTCTGTACGCACTGGTCGATGCGACGCTAGCCTTGAATCGAGACCTGTATTCTGGAGGAGAGGGGAACAATGTTACGATATATGATAATGAGGGATATTCCGGGGTTTTCCGATGGACCCCGCCGCCGGAAGGTGGGTGGAGTGTCGTGCATCTATCAGGCGCGGCGACAACCCCAATTTCTACTGGAGTCATTGCTACCGCAGATGACATCTACCGGCTCTGGTTTGCTATGGACTCGAAAGTCTGGTTCATGCCTCTCCAGGTGACCATCCAGAACCCATTGGAGGTGGCCACTTATGAGTATGGGGCAAGTTCAGAACATATAACGCCGTGGTTTGACAAAGACAACAGCGTCAGCGATGCCCTTGCCTACGCCGTGAGTGGCTTTTACGAGGCTATGTCCAGTGATGAATACATTATGCTCTCCTATGGGGTGGATGGCGATGATGACACCTGGACCCTCCTGACCAACAGCGATTTTCCTGACGGCCAGATAGACACCAACGGTGAAGTGGAATTTGAGTTGGTATCTGGAGCTGGCTTGTCATTCAAGTCGATCCGCTTCAAGGAAGAACTCTTTCGTGGGAGCACTACCACCAAGTCTCCAGACCGGCGCTGGCTCAGGATGGCGTACATCAAGCTCTTGGAGCCCAAGTATGGATTCTCGGTACGGGTGGATTGCGCCAGGAACTACCGGTTCAAAAGTGCTCGGACATTAACGGCAAACCTTGATTCAGCGCTGAAAACCCAGACACTGGGAGTCTTTCAGTACAAGGACGCCGGGGCTTCAGAGACACATCGGGTGCGGATTTCAGATAAAAAGGGTGTCGAGGTAGGGGGCAAGCGGAGCAAGGGGTTATTTGAGATTACACTGGTAGCCCCGTGAAGCCTGCCATAGGAACCACTGACGTCCCTTCGGCCGGCACGGCAGTACGCCTCTCTGCTGACAGCCAGCTGAACGCAACAGATCGAATCTTGTGGGCCCGCTTCTCACCTCGGGAGGGTAACAGCGGTGAGGTGTATGTGGGCGTGACGGGCGTAAGCGCGACAGATGGGTTTGAGTTGGACCCGGGCGGGGCCAATAAGCAGAAGGATACGTTGATCTTAAACTTTCGTGAACTGGGTGGGTCATTCCCAGCGGGAGACATCTATTTCGACGCAGACGCCAATGGCAACGATATTGATTGGGTCTTAATTATAGAGGACTGATTTGGCTAACGTAGATCTTGCTGGAAAAGTAGCTAACCAGGCAGGCACCCCCAAGGTATCACTGACGGTTGAGCTATGGGAATCATCTGCCTGGGAGACCCCTGGGAGCCGCACAAGCAGCACCACCACCAATTCCGAGGGCAACTGGGCCTTTTCCTCCCAGGACCCTACCAAGACCTGGCTTGTCGATGTCATTGACGGGACAAAGCAATTCCTCCTCGATGGCCAGAACAAGATGCAGGTGACCGACCTGGATGTCATCAGTGACATTTTTGTTAGCACCATCACTGAGCACACAGCGGCTGCTGGTGTCACGATTGAGGGGGTGTTGCTGAAGGACAGCTATGTGGACCTCGCTGAGGCCACCTTGCCAGCGTCAACACGGGTATATGCAGGGAGGGATAACTCTGGGGACCTAACACTTAACGTATTAGCCTGTAAGACCATTAACTTTGCCATCGCAGGGACGGATGAAGCTACGCTATCCGCAGCGGCCTTTAACTTAACTTCTGGAAACGCCTTCCAGATAGCGGGGTCCCAGGTTTTGAGTGCGACGGCTTTGGCGTCAGCCGTCAAAATAAACAATGCGAACTGGAGTGGGACTGAGTTGACCGTGGCCAACGGTGGGACAGGGGCCTGCTGCTTGACAGATGGTGGCGTGTTGTTGGGATCCGGTACGGGTGCAATTACGGCGCTGGCCGTCCTGTCAGATGGGCAAATGATTGTCGGAGATGGAACAGGAGACCCAGTCGCCGAGTCTGGACCTACCCTACGAACCAGTATTGGTGTAGGCACCGGCGACACATTATCGCTCACTGGCCTGACTCTCAGCGGTGCGCTTGATGCGAATGGGACCATAGATTATGACGGCACCGATGTTGATATGCTCTCCAGCGGCGATATTGATCTCGTATCGAGTAACGATGCCGCCGCCGCTATTTATATCGCCCAATCGACTGGCACCAGCGGGACGATTAAAATCCACGCCGATACCGGAACTTCCGTAACCGAGGGGGCGGCATCCATCGCTCTGGTATCTGATGCTGGTGGGGTAGAACTGAGAAGCACGGCTAACCTGGCAAACGCAATCAATATTACGTCAGACGGTGGAACTACGGGTAGCATCACTATTTTCAATGACCAGGGTAACGGCACTGGGTCTATCTGCCTGACCAGCGATGTCGGAGGCATCACTTTAAATCCGGGAACGTTTGTGACCGTGGGCGGGAACGCCACCAATGCGGGGGAGATTCGGATATTTGAGGATACGGATAACGGCTGCAATTATGTCGCCCTCAAAGCTCCGAACGTATCCACTAGCTATACGATGACTCTTCCAACGGCCGTTGCGGGAACTTGCGGATTTGTGTTGACATCGACTACGGCAGGTGTTCTATCCTGGGCTGCGACTGGTAGTGGTTCTGATACTACCTATACGACTGCATGGGTAGATTCTAGTGATGATGCCATTTTACGATTAACTGCCGGTGGGTCTGGAAGTGGCGATGATGATTTAACAATTGTAGCTGGTAGTAATATTACATTAACTCCATCTGGAGATAATTTAACAATAGCTGCTAGCAGTGGGGCTTCCCAAGCCAACCAGGCTGCTGTGGAAGCTGAAACCAACGAGGACACATACGTCCCCCCGGACCTGTTACGACATCACAAGGGTTCGGCTAAAGCATGGGTTTTGTATGAATCTATAGGCAGTCATTCCATCGTAGGGGGAGCTTCGTATAATCTCACCTCAGTTACGGACGGGGGGGCGGTGGGACTGACTGACATATTGTGGGATGATGATTTTTCCGGTGCGTACTATACAATTTTTGGGATGGCGCAGGGGACAAATACCGTAGGATATAATGCGGAAACATTCGGTGTAGGTGGGGTTACTATCGCGGTAACCATCGGCGGGGGGAATACGGGTGGAGTGGATATAGATACCCCCGGCGTCTCGATAGTGGCGTTTGGAGATCAATAAATGACCCGAAAAATAATTACCTGGCTGGACGCCGATGGCCGCTACAGGGTCACCTCTCCCGCATATGGCGATCTCAAACACCCAGATGAAACCGAGGACGAGTGCATCGCCCGGGTTATTATCAAACTTAAAACTTATTACGAGCTAGCTGATGACCATGTATTCCACGAAGTGGAGGACGCAGACCAGCAGGCCAAGTTAATCGAATT